TACTGAATTTCTACAACCATCGTTCTTCAAATGCGATGGCAGAATCGTTCAATGCAAAAATTAAACTGTTCAGAGCAAATCTAAGAGGCGTAGCTGATAAGAAGTTCTTTTTATTCCGCATTGCGAAGCTATATGCGTATCCCCACTAAATTTCTACTGACCCCTATAAGTTCCGTCTTTCAACATCTTTAAAGAACGATTCATAAGCGAAACTTTTTGTCTAGAGATTTCAATATCACTATAAATGCAGACATGAAAGTCAAAGAAATCAAGAATTACTACTTGCATGGCGTTTACTTACTGTTTCACAATAAAAGTGATACCCTGCATCATTTATTCGCCGTACCCTCAGCTTTTACGTTGTCCCGTGAACTCGAGCTTTGAAAGAATTTGAGTAAAAATAAAAAACTAGCTTATTACATTCTAATAAGCTAGTTTTCTGAAGTACACCCTCAGGGATTCGAACCCTGGACCCACTGATTAAGAGTCAGTTGCTCTACCAACTGAGCTAAGAGTGCATCATTTATTTTAGAGGTTCCTGGCGGATTCGAACCGCCGTACACGGTTTTGCAGACCGCTGACTAAGCCACTCATCCAAGGAACCATTATTTTCAGCAACCGTTATTTTCAATTGCGATGCAAAGGTACAACTATTTTTGGAATAAACAATACTTTAACTGAAAAATATTAAAAAGAAATATATTATTTTTTTAGTAGACAAGGATTATCTTAAATAAAAAAGAGATTTTTGGAATCTAAACATTACAGACTTTAGTATTAAGAATCAACAAAATACATGCTCCTTTTTCACTTACCAGCAGATATCAGAAGAGTTTTAAAAAACTTACATCTATAATATAGATTTTACCTGCCGATAAATAAAAAAGAAGCATGTTCAATTCTTACAGATATATGATAAATATCATTTTTTTAATTCATATTCCAAACTTGCCATAATGAATGGTCCTATCGCCTTACCTTCATTACTTACAATTGTTACATCCTTACCACACAAATAATAACTAGCTGAACCATCACGAGAAGGATCTTTTGCCGGACCTAAACCAGCAGAACGGCAACTCTGATTTAAATTAATAGTCCCGTCATTATTTGATGTAACAAATGTTTTCAGAAGTCCCTGATATGCTTTTTCCGCAACCTTTTCATATGATTTTGGAAGAATACCCAGACGAACTCCCTTCAGATATGCATAAGTGAACATACTAGAAGCAGAAGATTCCAGATAGTTTGCAATACCACATTCTCCAACATACGAATTATCATATTGAAGAAGTTGGTACCAAACTCCGCTAGTTTTATCCTGCCAGCGCTTTAAACCTTTTGCTACAGTATTTGTAATAGTTACTAATTCCTTGTAGTCAGCATGAGTTTTCGGCATCACTTCCAATACATCTACTAAAGCAGCAAAGTACCATCCCATACCACGTCCCCAAAATTCTTTTGAGCAACCTTTGTATGGTTCAGTCTTATTCGCCCAGAAAGAATTGCTATCTTCCGGATTTGCTGACCAGGCATGATAATAAAGCTGTTTGTCCTTATCATATGTATGGCGAGCAATTGTTTTAAACTGGTGAGCGATATCTGTCCAAGCCTGCTCATTATCCGGTTCAAAATTAGCTTGCCATTCAGCATAAAAAGCAGCCCCCATGTAAAGTCCATCCAGCCACATCTGATCGGGATAAATATCTTTATGGAAAAAACATCCTTTTGCATCGCCCGACTGAATACGAGAATAATCATTCACCAAGTAATCATGCAAGAAATCAGCAGCTTTCTTATAACGGCTTGCATTATCCGTTCCATTTTGCTTGTCAAGTTCTTTTTCCCGCTTATACAAAGCAAAAAGAACTTTTCCTGAATTTATATTGTCTATATTTCCTTTTTTAAAATTCTTAAACGTACCATCCGGATTAATGGCATTATCCGCATATTCTTTTGCCCACTGATAATAGTTACCAGTCCAGTCAGCATATTGATACTGCTCACATAAATTAAGAAGAGATTTAGCTACAAGACCGTTTACATAATCCCATGACTTTCCATGAGTCCATTGTTTACCTTGTGATTGTGCCATTTCCTGCGAATAACGTTGCTGTGCTGTTGCAGAAACTGATGCCAGAAACAAGCATACAGAAAAAAATAATGTTTTCATGTTTTATTGATTTTATATGAATAATAGTTTTCCCATTACGAAAAAAGGTCGGCTGAATATATCAGTCGACCTTCCCTATGAGGTTCCTGGCGAACTTTAATTCACTTTGACGGTCAACTGATTAGCCTTAATTTTTACTACCTTTTTACTACACATGCAAGTATCCTTGCATATGATAAGATGTTTTTTTTAATTCTTTTGTTCCAATCTTTTTTTTACTACAATTTTTACTACATTTTTTTACCCAGTAAAATCTGGATAGTTCTTTCTTTTTCTTCAATGATTTTTTTCAGAAGAGCATTCTCCGCTTCCAAGGATAAATTCTTTTCTTCCGACACTTCCTTTTTCGGTACAGGTTCTACAGGATTCAACTCAACTTCACGATCAAAAAAATAATCTATTGGCAGTTTAAAAAAATCAGCAATCTTCTCCAGGTTTCCGGCACGGACATTAGAACCAGCTATTATTCCGTCAAGTCCCAGCGTAGATATGTTGACTGCATCCGCAAGAGATTTTTTTGTCACGTTCTTTTCTTCCAGCAACACCTTGATTCTTTCGCCTTTAAACATAAGTTTTCTTATTATAGTTAATTGTAAGCAGTCTAAATAACAAAAGTTTACTAAGTATTCTTTTGCTATAACATAAGTTTTCTATATGTTTGCAGTATAAAATTAAGACTAAAATTTAGATTTTGCAATGACAAACGAAAGAAAAGTTAGTGAATTGGGGTATGAAGACCAATACAATTCTTTATCCAGAGAAGATAAAGTAAGAGTACGCGACGAGTTTATGAGGATAACAGGCTTATCCTACCCTACTTTTTATAACAAGATGAAAAATGGATTTCGCCCTATAGAGGAAAAAGTCTTTATAGAGATTTTAAACAATTTATCTTATGCAGAACATTGAATTTTACAATTCTCCCAAAGGAGAAGTCATAGTAAGCATCGACGGAAATGTAGGGTTTGCTCTATCTCCGAAAAATGTAGATATTGTTAATATGATGTACGATCATATTAAGACTCACTACCAGGAAGCATATGCAGCTCTTACCCGATTATACAGCGCGTCAGCTCTTAATACGATGTACTATAAGTACAGAATTGTTAGCCGTTTTGCACGATGCAACTTTGGCGAATACGACTGTGCTTATCCGGATATCGACACAGATGTTATATTTCACCATGAAGAAGTACATTGCCCTCTTCGCGGTACTGGCGATTGCCAACTGGAGAACATCGTTTGCAAGCCCAATGTGACACTTCCGCTAACAGCCCAACAAATGAAGGTATTCCGGCTATATTCACAAGGATTGTCAACCTCTGATATTGCCGATGTCATGCATTTGTCTGTTCACACTATAGACCGCCATCGTTGCGATATCTTTCAGAAACTTAATATTCACTCTGTCCCCGAACTTATTCTGTATAGTTCCCGGAATAATATTAAATGATATGTTTACCACACAGATTTTCGAAGCTGCCATCAATGAATGTGGCTATCACCTGTATCGTCTGTACTACACAGATGTATCAAGGCAAGTGCGTAAGGCAGAAGGATATATCCGTATCCGTCGCAAGAGAGTCATTAACGGTAAGGTTAAGCGCGACAAGTACCGTATAAAAGTCAGATGGGACGCTACCGGATGCTGTTTCCTGGCTAAAGACAACAGTCGCCAGCCCAGATATGATCTTCCGCTGCAAACCATATACTACAATCAGGAACGGGAAAAATTCAAGCTATGTATGTAGACACCGATTTATCCGGACGATATTCCATTATGGAACTTAACGATGAACAGCTCAGAATTATCACAGATGCACTTGTCCGGTTTGCATGCTGCCCGTCAAAACAGAAATCACAACGGAACCAGGCTAAACATATAGCCTTAAAACTAACAGAACAACATGATTACACTCAATATACAGATCAACAGAATGCTAGTTAAGCCTTTGTTGGAAAATACTATGAAAGAGAATTACCCGTTTAACATTACCATTAAGAATAAACGAGAAATAGACAACGGCTGTGTTATGCAGCATGTCACTGTTGATTTTGACGAAAAAAACGAAGAACTCTTTAATGAAACTATTTCCGCAATTATTAATAAGTCCATAAAATGAAAGAAAACGATTTTTCAAAATTCCGTTTACCTGACGATTCTTCCGGAGAATGGATTATGTCTGTCATTCAGGATATGGGGCTGAAAGCCTATACAGAATACGAGGATAAGGTATACAAAGCTCTGGACGGACTTAAAGAAGGAAAATACTTTGATATTAACGATGTCAAAGAAGAAGACAGAGAAATGTTTATCAAGATATCCTGCCTGTACATCCGTCAGCATCCCAATGTAATTTTTAACGGCACATATACACATATACATAAGGAGAAGATATATGAATCAAGGGAAATGGACAGTAGCAGAAAAAAAGTTTGTTGAAGACAATGTAGGCAAGCTTACCGTCGAAGAAATGGCTTCTCGCATTAACCGTTCACCGGTTGCAGTCAAGATGTATATTCTTCGCAATCGTATCGACCTGAAAGGCAAGGTACATCGAAACATTTTTCAGGAAATCCTTAAAATAAAGTTTGTCAACCCGGAATACTTCAAGCCTACACGCAATTTTTACAAAGCCGTAGGAATTACGCAGACGCGGTTCTGGGACTTATACTACGGACGTGTACAGATCACACAAAAGGAGTATATAGCAATCACATCGCACCTAGGTGTTACCCTTCAGGAAGCATTCGAGGCGCGGCAGTTAAACCTCTTTGAAGGAGAATTAAAAAATGAGTAAATTAAGTCAGACCAGTATAGATCATGTAAAGTCTTCTACCAATATTGTAGATGTCGTTTCTCTTTTCGTCCGTCTTGAACGTAAAGGTCCGGCATACATAGGACTTTGCCCTTTTCACAACGACCGACATCCGTCTATGCGCGTCGATCCGGTCAGACAGATGTACAAGTGCTTTGTGTGCGGTGCAGGAGGCGATGTGTTCGACTTTCTCATGCGTCACGAGAACTTTTCTTTCATCGAAGCAGTACGCTGGTGCGCTTCACGAGCCGGAATACAACTCGAAGAAACGAATGAAAGCCAGGAAGAAATCAAAGCACGCAAGCATCGAGAGGCTTTGTATATCGCTATGAACGCGGCTACCGGATGGTTTCAGAATAATCTTCCGGCTGTATCTTCTTATCTTGCTGGTAGAGGATTCTCTATTACCGACGAAGTTATCAAGACATTTCGTATAGGATATGCACCTCAGGGAAACAATATACAGAAACAGCTTCAGGATGCCGGATATTCTGCCGACATACTTCAGGAAGTTAATATAATAGGGAAAGGAAAATACGGATATTACGACGTGTTTCAGGACCGTATAACATTCCCTTTTCTCGACATTCAGGGACGTACTGTAGCATATAGCGGACGTATTGTTACGCCTAGAGAGAATACCGGAAAGTATCTCAATACAAACAATACCCCTTTGTTTCAAAAAGGTAATTACCTGTTTGGCCTGTATCAGGCATACCGTTCTATCAGCAGTCAGGGTACAGCTTATCTAGTAGAAGGGCAGTTTGATGTAATGAGCCTGTATGCAGCAGGAGTTAAGAATGTAGTTGCCGGATCCGGAACTGCACTTACTGATGCTCAGGTGAAGCTTTTATCCCGATATACTAATAAGGTAATACTTATGTACGATGCAGATGCAGCCGGACTTAAGGCAAGCATAGCAAACTGTGAGTCTATGCTTCGGCAAGGTCTTAATGTTAGTTGCGTACGTCTGCCAGAAGGTCAGGATCCGGATAATCTTGCCCAGGAAAAGAAAGAACATACGGCTGCATGGCTAGTCAACAACACTTGTGGTTTTGTAACCTACTTCTGCAATATCTTTTTGCCTGAAACTCTCGAAGATCCGGTTTTGAAAGAAGAAAAACTTTCTATCATATCCAGACTGGTTGCCTGTGTTGAAACAGAAACACTTCGTACAGACTATATACGTACACTGGCACGCCGTTTTAACCAGGAATACGATGCGGTAGAAAGAAAGGTAAAGCAGATCCGTTCCGAACTTCCGGCTGTTCCGGCTGTAGAAACCATGAAGCCTGGTGTGTACGGACTGGATATTCTTCCCGACATGGATACTGCCGGAAAAAGTATTCATGTGGCAGGCAGCTTTGATGAATTTCTCGAAAATTACGAAACAGAACCCCAGATATACTTTCACGAGTCTGTAACCATGCAGGATATACAGCTTATCCGTCGTGACTGCTCACTGCTGGATGTTAATGCCGACGATCTGGTTATATCTGCTTCAGGCGAAGAATGCGCTACCATGGCAGCTTTGTCCGAATGTTACCGCAATGGAATAACCAATATATCTGTATTGGTTCCCGGAATGACGATAGCCAGCATGACCAAGAAAAAACGCATGGCAGACGATTATATAGAAGAAGAAATAGCCGACGAAGAATGGATATTCATCAACGCTTATCTATATAAGTATAATTTGTTCATGAATCAGTATAAGCCGGTAGACCGTACTCCATATCTACAGCGATGCGCCGAAATGATAGCCTGCACCGACGAGTCTGTACGTATTGTGAACTTCAGCAAGTTCACACAATGGATGGAACTTACCAAGACAGAGCTTAATGTTTTCCTGAAGCCTTATCTGGCAAAGAGAAAATCACGTGTAGCCATTAATGCGCAGCGCGACGACAGTTCAGAAGAATACTACGATCCGGATGTAGTACCCGATTACGTAGAAGATAATCCGGTATACAAAAAAATGATGGACGATTACCAGTTTTATCCCCGTCTGAACAAGAACGGAGAACCGGTAGGATACATCTTTACCAACAACCGCCAGGGCGGTACACTGGTAGGCGATTTTTTTATGGAACCGCTTATTCACATCGTGAGTGACAAGGACGAGGAAAATAAGCGTATCGTAAAGATCAACCGCCGTTATTACAAAAAACCTATCTATCTGGAAGCTCCCAGTAAGTGCTTTTTGAAAAAGAGCACTATCGAAGAACGTCTTATCATGCTGGAGGCAGTAAACTTCAGCAATGGAGAAGAAAAGCACTGGACCAAGATACGCGAGTGGATGTCGAGAAACTATACATCATGCCGCGAGGTACGTACCTATGGCAACCAACAGCCCGACGGTTTCAGCCGCGACCAGTCTACTATGTTTTTTGCTTTTGCCAACGGAATCTATCACCAGCAGGAAGGCGTTTGGCGGTTTGATCCGGTGAACGAACTGGGAGTAGTAGAGCACCAGAACGAAAACTGGTATCTGCCTGCCTTTTCATCGCTGTACATCAATAGCGACATGAAAGACAAGTACGAAACCATTTCCAGCCTGATGTATCGTGAAATTCCTGCCGAGAAGCAATGTTCTTTCGAAAAGTGGGCCGACCTGATGAACCGTGTATATTCACTTAACGATAATGGCAAATGGGCTATAATCTTTGCCGTGATGTGCGCATTCCGAAGTAACATTCACTGCATAGACCGTTTGTTTACCGCCCCTTTTTTCATGGGACCTATGTCTTCGGGTAAGACACAGATTGCGATATCTATCCGGTCGCTGTTTATTTCTCCCAAAGTACCGATCTTTAACCTTAACATTGGTACAGATGCAGCTATGTCTACACTTATGAGCACATTTCGCGACGTACCGGTAGTGCTCGACGAGTACAACAACAAGGATATTTCCGATGTAAAGTTTCAGGCCTTGAAAGGAATTGTATACGATGGTGACGGCCGTCAGAAACGCAAAGGAACTTCGGGCAAGGAAATTGAGAACGATAAGGTTTTTACCCCAGTTATCATTTGCGGCCAGGAAACACCTCAGCGCGACGATAATGCACTGATGTCACGTATTATAGTATGTGAAGTACCTAAGCCTGCCCGTCAGCGCACCCCTGAAGAACATGCTATATTCGACGAATTGAAAGCTATTGAAGAACAAGGCTTATGCAATGTGCTTGCCCAGATCCTTCAGCTTCGCACGCTTGTCATGGATCATTTCAGAGAATTGAAACAGGAATGCTACAAGGAGCTGAAAGAACAGATGATGGCTCACGGAGAAATAGACCGACTCATGAAAACTGCTTCTCTGTTTCTTGCTACCTGCAAGATGATCGAGCAGCACACAGAACTGAAGCTGCCCTTTACCTATGCAGAGTTCTTCCAGATAGCATGCAACAAGATACAGTTTCAGGCAGATCTTATCAGCCGTACGGATAAGCTGGCAACCTTCTTCAAGGCTATGGATGTGATGATTGATACCAAGGCTATCATTACCGGCCGAGATTTTGATTTCGATTATCCTACAAGCCTTACACTTGTCGGCCCTGGAAAGACTTCTGTTCCCTGCCCTGTTCCTGAAGGAACCTGCGTAATGTACATACGTCTGTCTGTCATTTACGCACAGTTCGACCGTTCATCATTCAACCGTGAGCAGTCTTCACAATCTACCATCGAGCAGAACCTTCGAAGTAACTCATGTTACATAGGTCCGGTATCGGCACGTCGTTTTACCTGGCAGGAATCCGTAGAAGTGCCAGTCGGCGAACTGGAGAACTCAGGAAAGGATTTGCCCCCGGAATATACTGTAATGGGCAACGATTCGAAGATGGTACGAAGCATGAAGCGTTTTTCCAAAAATACGAGTTGCATTGCCTTGAATTACGATGTTCTCAGTACCATGTACGGCATAGACTTGAAACGGAACATAGAGTCATCCGATACCGAGAATAAAGCAGATTCCAATAACGAAAAACAAGAATTACCATTTTAACACACAGCAATATGATTACAGATAATCCATTAAAAAGTAAGATTGATTTAGAAAAGAATCCCAAAGGGACAGAGTTAAAGGTAGCCTTACAGCGCGAACGCGAAAAAAGCGGTCGCTATGTATCCATACCAGGCGACAAGAGTCACACAAAGATTTTTGTCCGTGACGGAGAAGATCCAGAAAAACGGATCTTGTCTTTCATCAAAAAAATTAATAACAGAACTACAATGTGGAATTAGATATGGATTAAATATGAAAATTACAGCAATACCAGGGACAGAGCTTGAATCAGTATTCAAGCAGTTCTATGAACAGATGAAGAGTGAACAAGAATTAGTTTTGAAAGTGATAACAGAGTTTACTGGTGTAAAGCCAGTAAACTTTGGATATTACTGGATTTTTGGATATACATGTAAATGGGCATACGATATGGTACGTTTTCCTGAAGACAGTAATCCAGCTCATATGATTTCTTACACTATAAATGGCAAGACCTATTTTAAGCCTAATAAAAGGCTAAAGGTATCAAAAGAATTTATTCAAAAATGGAATGAAACATTCAAAGGTTTAGACGGTAATAAATTGACTAAATACGGTCTTCCTGTATATGATGAAGAAATAGGGATATATTCGGATTGGATTCCTATTAAAGAAAATAATAAATACGGTATAGAAGTGTCTTCTTCTTTAATTGATAGAATGCCTAATATTAAAAACAAACAATACAACATTGAATTATGAAAAAACAAGATTTTATAAAAAAATTCCCGGATGTTAAAGTTCAGCAATTTGAAACATATAAAATTCTGAGTAAAAAAGATATAATGAAAATTGTAGAAGAAGCTATGTCGTCCTTGAACATGGGATTGATTGCCTATGAATCTTCTGGTAAGAAAATCAAATGTTATACCAGCGACAAGATGAAAGCTGCATTGGATAATATGATGAAAGGGGCAAAGGTTATAGATCCAAACACTCATGAAGAGGGTATAATAACCTCAGATAAACCATTCCTGATGTGTGGTGAGTTTTGTGTAGATGTTAATTTCCCAAGTAGTTCAGGAGCTTATAGCTGCGAATATCTTATCAATTAACGTTATGGAAAAAGTATCTTTTTTTTGTTTGAATAGAATTGCTAATCCGTTAAAGAAAAAAATTGAAACGAAATTTTCTGAAAAGATATTACGATTTGTAAGCATTGAAGATGTACCAAAGTATGATGGTATGGTAAAGTTTACTGTAGAATATGCACTCCCTGAAGCTCTTATTTGGCTGGGAGAAGAAAAAATGTTTATTGATCTAACAGAATAAAGACTACTTAAAATGAGTAAAACAAAACTTTATTACCTATTCTTGGCAGTCATGTGGTGGCTGCTTGAATAGGTAGAAAGGAGAAGTCAAATGAAAAAAGAAGATTTATTTAGCTTGCTTGGGATAGAAGATATACATGAACTCCCTGAGGCGATAATGACAGTAATTGAAGGCAATACTTCTGATCGTGATCGTGTTTATCAGGAATTGCTCCGGTTAAATAATTACGATATGTCATACGATTGGTTTCAAGAGATATATGAAAATGAACTGTCAGAGAGAAAGAATAAAAAGCAAGATTTTACACCTCGTGAACTTGGAATTATATGCTCAAAAATCACAATACAAAAAGGAACAATGCATGAGCCTACTGCTGGAAATGGCTCTATGATAATTACTGATTGGTGGGAAAGATGCAAAAAAGTTATACCATGGGAACACTTTCCTTCGCAGAATATGGTTACATGCTGGGAATTATCTAGCAGAGCAATACCTATACTCCTACTTAATTTATCAATAAGAGGTATAATGGGATATGTGTATCATGGTGATGTTTTGGAAAACAAAGTAAAACAGAAGTATATACTTTTAAACAAAACAGATGATGCTTTGGCTTTCTCAGAAGTTATTAAAGCTGGTGTAAATGATAAAATAGTAAAAGAATGAAATTGAATGAGGTTTACAACCTTTGGGTTGTATCGAAAACTAGACAAGTAAAGAAATCAACCATTTCCGCGTATAAGATGATATATGCTAATACAATATCACCTGAATTTGGGAATATGGATATTAAGAATTTAAACAAGAAATGTGTTCAACCCATTATTTATCGTTGGTTAGATGAAGGTAGGTCGGCTAAATATTGTAATGATATTCTGATAGTTTTTAGAATGATAATGCGTTATGCTTCTGAAGAAATGGATGAAGATATACCAGACATACATTGGAGAATGGTTTTCCCTACAACTTCAAAAAGAGCTTTTGATAAAGTAGAAAGATACACACAAGAAGAATATCGTAAAATTGTGAATTATGCTATTGAAAATCCCTCTCCAAGGAATCTAGGTATATTATTGACTATATGCACAGGAATGCGTATAGGGGAAATATGTGCTTTGCAATGGAAAGATGTAGATTTTGACACAAAGACAATACAAGTAAACAGGACAATAGAGCGTATTTATAACCATGATACAAAAATGTCTGAAATAATATTTAGCACTCCGAAAACATCTTCATCACAACGGCGTATTCCAATCATGAGAGAAATTATTCCAATGATGAAAAAGTTTTGTGCTGTAAGTAAACCGGAATATTATGTATGTACGTGTTCTGAAAATTTTATTGAACCAAGGACATATAGAAATTATTATCGGTCATTTATTCTTGACAAGGTCAAGCTTGGGCATGTGATTAAATTCCATGGATTACGTCACACCTTTGCCACTGTCATGATCGAAAACAAGGTAGACATTAAAACAACATCTGTGATACTTGGTCATTCAGATGTAAGTACTACATTAAACGTTTATGTGCATCCGTCTGAAGAAGCTAAGAGAAGTGCTATGAATATTGGTTTACGGAAAATTTTTAAATGAGAAATTAAAACGATTGTTGAATATTATAAATCACGAGATAAGAAATGAACCTGAACGAACTAAAAGATATAGCCTACCAGTGCGCAGTTGCGCACGGTTGGCACAAGGAATCATTAACAGATGATCATTGGCTTTGCCTGGTTATTTCCGAGCTAATGGAAGCAGTAGAAGCCGACCGGAAAAACAAGCATGCAGATGTAGAAGTATTTAATTACATCATTGATGATAACCTTCGGGAAAAACATTTGTATGGTAGTGAATATGAATTGTCTTATGTACAACTCTTCGAAAATTACATTAAAGACAGCGTAGAAGATGAACTTGCAGATGCATGTATCCGCCTGTTAGATTATGCAGGACTAAAAGGTTACGATTTGGATAATTACGACTACGAGGGAAGCGATACAGAAGATTATTCTGATATGACGTTTACCGAGGCTGTTTTTTGTATCGTAAAATACATTACAGACAATTTTTATAAGCCGGACGAACTGCTGAACGAAATCTTTGCTTTCAGTGCTTCTATTAAAGTAAATATCATGTGGCATATCCAGGAGAAAATGAAATACAACCAATTAAGGAGCTACAAACATGGAAACAAAGCATATTGAAAAGAAAACCGTTACGCGATATAAGTTTGATATCTCCCTTGCAAAAAAGATACAGAACAAAGAAATTGAAGGAAAGATTGTGACACGCGACGGACGTAATGTAAGGATCCTGTGCTTTGACAGAAATTCGATAGACTGTATTGTAGTGCTTATTGATAACAAAAGCTGGGAAATGATAGAATCTTATACTTTAGACGGTGCTCTTTACGATTTAGGCATAGAAAGCCCGCTAGATCTGTTTATATACTGCTAGTTCTTATTCGGATAAAACAGAAGATAAATAAGAAATAAACACTTTTTTTCGCAAATACCTTGTATTAGACTAAAATTTATACTACATTTGCGACACCTAACATTACGACATCGGCAAGCGGAAGCCTGCCATACATAATTTCATAGCAGGCATTTTTTATGTCTTGTATTATCGTAGCCATGCGTGGCTAAATATATAACGGCTTTGTACCCCCGTGTGGAGTGTTAATGCACCCACAGCCCTTGTCGGTGTTAGGTAACGGGAAAGGCAAAGCCGTTTTCTTTTGCCTGTAATGCCAAAATACCTAATAGACAATGGCAACAATTACATTAAACAAAACAAAGTCCAGCACTATACAGCAATGGCTGGATAGCGAGAACAGTATTATTACCTCTATCATGGAGGAATCCGTATCAAACCGCCAGACACTTCTGCTGTCAAACGCTATGCTGGCGTTTTCCCTTATGGTATGCTCTGCATTTCTTCACTGGGCAGCTGCATTGATTTGCCTGATTTGGTTTGTCCTCTCACTTTTTATGTGCCGGAAAGGAGGTTTGCGATGAAAATACAGGGAGTCAGACTAACAGACCGTGCGCTGGGGCTGATACACACTTTACAGGAAAACAACAATGCCAGTATCGAGTGCATTGCCGAAGGTATCTATGAAATCGAAGAAATAGTATTAAACCGTGAGGCTGACGCAAGCAACGACGATCGTCTTATCATGATGCAGACACTTCGCGATATCCGTCACCTTCTCGACGAACTGAAGGTTATTCCAGGATACAGTTATTAGCCGTCCGGATGGTGTATACATTCATTTTCCCGACAAGGTTCCGCAACCGTGCTGCTGTCCGGTATTCACGTCGGGAAAATGGCGAGTCATTTATCGAAAACATACACTAAAATTATACGAAAGTATACTTAAGAAGGGATATAGTAAACTTGCTTTATTATATCCCTTCTTTCTTATGTAAAATCCCCCGAACCCCCTGAATTAAAAGATTTGCAGACACGCGTAATTTTGCACGCAGAATTTTGCGAAAAATGCGACCAACAGACCAACAGACCAACATTTCAAAAAACGGCAATACAGCATAAAACCATAACACGCTGATATATAGATATATATATTATTTTATTAAAGTATATATATATAAAAAAGTTGTTGGTCGCTGTTGGTCCGTGTTGGTCGCTGTTGGTCGGAGTGTTGGTCCGGATATTTCGAATGTTGGTCTTCCCGGACCAACAAAATACCCCATTTTTCGGGGTTTGTTGGTCGTGTTGGACGCCGACCAACAGTAAAAGAATACTTAGTAAACTTTGTTTTGTCGCTGAAAATCACTAACTTTGCTTATGTCGAATCACGCTTTGTTGGTCTGTTGGTCTGTTGGTCGCAAAAAATTAGAAAAGCAAGGCAAAAAAATTTTTTTTATGATAACCACATCTATTACTTTAACCCCATATCTTGCCGAATATCTCCGCGGAAAGTATGCATCCGGATCGGATAATGTTGTAAACATACCCGATTCTTCGGACTTGTATCACGTAATCTGGAACTACATGTCGCGCCGCCCTTCAGACGTGGCCGAAACATCCGGAAATATTACGATTGCTCTTCCCTGCCGGCGCGAAGGAAAGGATCCTGCTATATACAATTATCTATCTGAACGTGCAGTGCGCTGCGTAGACAAGGCAGTTCGCCGTGAGTTCAATCAGGAGCTTCACTCCTTTCTGCTTGAGAACGATCAGCGCGGACACCTGTTCGATAACATTGATGTAGTGCTTCAGTTCATCAACATGTATCGCCTGGAAAGTATTACCGAAGATGCCTTGCTGAAAAATTTCTACCGCTGGAGGGAAAACCTGCGCAAGCGGAAAGCACGCCGCGAACGGAAGAAGGGATTGATTGGTATTTTATAGCGTTAAAGAAATTTAAAAACTATCCGACAAAGTGTATCTATTTGTCCGTTTTCAGTGGTAAATATGGCTTAACATGTCGGTGTAAATGGCGAATTATTTAATAGTCAGTTTGTTATGAGTAAAAAAAATAAAGAATTTTCTATTGTCATACGGTTTATTCCGGTAAACCGTATGCAACAGGAAGAATACACATTTCTTTCTGAAGAATTTGACTTCTCTCCTTCCGCTTCATCCGATTCAGGAGGTACGATTTTTCTGTGCGACATGGAGCGTGTAGTTTCCCGTCCCGAAAAAGAGGTACTTAAAGAGTTCAATATATTGCGTTCTGGCATTTTGGTATTCCGCGATACCAGCGGAAATATGTATCAGGTAGGTACTTCCGACATTCCGGCACGCGTTATGCTTTCGCCCAACCTCAATTCGGCACAGCTTGTCGTAAAATGTTCTATGCTTCAGTCGCCTCTGGTATAGTCCTATATATTATAATAATGTATATCTACATTTGCTTAAAACAAATAGCAAATGAAACAGTCACAGAAAGATCTTCAGCAGCTCTTGCTTTCGCGCCAGTTGATGTTTATAACCGCAGAAGGATATGCTTCTGCGGTTGCCGAAGCGTTCAGCGACGAATGCAAGGATGCCGATAAAAGCATACTTTACCATGATCTGTCAAAAAACATGTGTGAGCAGATGTCGCTTCAGGTTTCCGAAGACAATCCGGTGAACTTTACTACCGAATACACTTCCGAAGAAATTCCTGAAGGGACACTGGCTTACTATCCTGTTTTCGGAATTATCACTTCAGACAGTTCATGGCGTTTTTCTTCCAAGAGGTTCGAAAAAGAACTTCTGGACTCTGAAAGCAATCCTAATATTTCAGCACACTTTCTTCATATTTCTTCGCCTGGTGGAGAAGCGTTCTATCTCGATCGCTTATCACAGACCATGAGTGATTTGACAAAGCCGGTGGTTGCATACGTGGAGAAGACGCGTGCTTCTGCCGCATATCTGATAGCATGCCACGCCGACAAGGTGATGGCTGCTACCGGATATGATAAAATAGGATCTATAGGTACTGTCGCGCAGATGTATGACGATACTGCCTGGATGGAAAAATACGGATATAAGATACACACTTACCGGGCTACTGCATCCGACCTTAAGAATAAGGTTATGGACGATGCTGTTTCCGGCAAAGGTGAAGAATATATTAAAAGATTCCTGAACCCGCTGAACGATATGTTTATCCGGGAAGTGAGAAATAACCGACCGATGCTTGCCGAAGCTAAGGCAGAAGATCCCGTTTTGCGTGGAGAAATCTACTTTACGCCCGAAGCTGTTCAGGTAGGTCTGATAGACAAGCAGGCTACTTTTGCTGAAGCTGTAGCCGAAACTCAGTTGCTTGTAAAAGAAAAAGACATTCAGCGCACAAAAAATCAATTAATAAGTATCATTCTCTAAATTATTCAGTTATGAATTTCAAGGAAAAAGTTCAAAAAGTATTTCAGAAGTTGGGTTGGACCGCAACTAAGGAATCCATGGATGCAATGACTGCGGAAAAATGGCAAGAATTATTCAAAGCGTACAAAGAAGAATTTTCTGTCGATTTTAAAGCAGACATGGAGGCTTACACTCAAGAACAAGCCAACTTGCCAGGTCAGAAAGAAATTACAGAAGCATACAATATAATGAGAGGTATTATATGCCCTGACAATTCTTCTGCTGCCGGCGAACAGCAAACAGCTCAGCCTGCTTCTCAGGAGCAGCCTACAGGCCAGCAGGTGCTTGATATGGCTAGAGCTATTCAGGCAACTATGTCGGCTCTCTCAAAAAATGCAGCTCCCGACGTTCCGGCTGCAACAGTTTCTACTGCCGGAGTCATTGGCTTTGTCGGAAACGCACCGGAAGAGAAGTTCCTCTATGGTATCGACAATCCGTTCTTTTCAATGGATAAGCCCTGGAACCAGGTAGGCAAACCGGGATTCTCTTTACCAAGCGACAAAAAAACGGCTGCTGCCTTCGCTGCCGAAGTAGAATCTTTCTCTGCAAGTCTGCAAGATCGTTACAGTTATCTCCAGAAGCACAATCAGCTTAACGCTGAAAAGCTGGCAGCCGGAGAATTTACTACCGACTATTCTCAGGTTACATCCATGAAGGGAGGCGATCAGTATCTTATCCGCCGACAGGATGCTATTATCGCACGCGTACTGTCTATCCGTCAGCTTACGCAGTATTTCCCTGTTCGTTACGGTATTCAGGACCGTGATGTAATTTTCAATGCCTTCTTCGGTGAAACTTCACAGGCTTATCAGACTGGAGAAGTCTACAAGGGAGATATGGAAATTGCACCGGAAATGGGTTACGTAGACGATGCCATGATCAAGATGAAGTTCGGTCCTATGAAGGAACTTGAACGCATGTATATCGGCTACCTGAACCGTGAAGGTTCCGATCCTATCAAGTGGTCTATGATTGAGTTTGCCGTAATGGGAGCTTTGGAAACTGCTCAGCGCGAACAGAACATGCGCCGTATGCGCGGTATTTATGTAAAACCTGAAACAGGTGTTGCCGGTTCTTATCTCAATGCCGGTACTGGTGTACTGTACACGCTTATCCGTCTGGCTCATGAAAACAAGCTGCTGCTGACTGATACTATCAACGCTTACGACGAAGCTACCATGCTCGATACCGTTCAGAACTTCCACTCTCAGATTTTGGCTAAGGTATCAGAAGACATGAGCCTCGAAAATCATGTAATGTATCTGAACGAAAACCATAAGCAGTGGTGGATTGCTTGTATCCGTGAGAAATATGGCAATCAGCAGGACTTTACCGGACCTGGAAGCTATATGAATGTCATTCCGGATACTGACATGCGCATTATCTGGCTGCCTTATCTGGGACAGTTGCCGTTCATGATGATTCAGGAGCCGGGTAACATTCAGTTCCTCGAAAATCTGCCTGGCGAAATGATGGCTATTCAGACAGAAATGCAGATGGAAATGGTTCGTGCGTGGTCTGTATGGAAAGAAGGATGTTCTCCTGCCTTCTGCGGAAAGAACTTTACTTCGGCTGATAAGCTGAAAGAAAACGACTATCAGTTCCAGCAGATCTTTATGGTGAAACCTTCTGTCAAGCTGGATGCCGATGCCGAAACAGCTGATGCAAAAAAAGGATTCTGGTTTGTTACCGGAACAAATACCGGAGAAAAGGATCTTAGCAATATTAATAATGCTAAGAAAGGTGTTGCCTACATTATCGAATGTGGCGATACAACTCATGTTACCAGCGTACAGAAGTCCGGTAACTTCGATTCAATCGAAAGCGCATGGACTCCTACTGCGGTCGGCGATTACATTATGGTTAAGCTTGACAGTAAGAACAAGTTCATCGAACTTGAAAGATGTGTCGGAGGTACACGTACAATCAATGTTAAGGCACAGCCTAATGTTCCGGGTGCAAGATAAATCATTTTACTAACAGGAAGGGGCATAAAGGCCCCTTCATAATATTGATAAGACATGAAATCATTTTCGTATAAAACGTTTTTCTTCCATCTCTTGCTGTTTGCTCTTGTGGTAGGCATTAGCATGTATTTCGATAATGGTATGCAGGCTGCCGGATTGTGCCTGGCTGCTACTAACATGATGTCTATCGGAGATATGAACGATGTTTCCGACCGCGACACACACGGATCTAACATTGCATATCAGATTTACCTGATCAGCCTCGAACAGGTAGACAATTCCAAGCCGTTCCCTGCTCCGAATGCTAACCGTGAAGTCGGTCAGATCCCGATGAAATCGGGTGAATACATGAAGTATTTTGAATGTCATACGATACCTACATTTATGGGTAACGGAGAAAAAGGTGATATCACTACTTCAGGAACCAACCAATTTGTAGCTGTTATGGGTGGTCAGCGCGACAAGCTGCTGTCATTCATCGAACAGTATGCCGGAGGTAAGTTTGTTATCCTGTTCAAGGAAATCGAACAGACTCAGTGGTATATCCTGGGTTCTTACGACAGACCGATGATTCTTCAGACATTTGAGAATAAGAATGATGCCGACGGACGGTATGCAACATTCACTTTCCAGCGTACATCTATCGACCAGTACAACAAGTATACCGGTGCTATCGTACGTGCTCCGGCTACCGAAAACGCACAGGATGCTACCGATCTGAAGATTGTTGCCGGTCAGGATCTGTATTCTATTCCAGACTGTACTTCCAGTGCAAAAACCATTGCAACTGTTTCCGGCCTTGCAGCTAACGATAAGGGACGCTACATTACCCTGATGGGAGAAGGTGTAGAATATCCTGCCACTATCGAAGAAAACACAGTATTCGTTCTGGAAGACGGTGCTACATGGACTGCCCGTGCCGGAAGCCGTATTACATTCCGTGTAATGGATACCGACACACTGGTAGAAATTGCCGGTTCACGCGTACAGACAGTAGGATAATTTTCTCTCATGGTGAAGCATAGTTAAATAGCTATGCTTCACTAAAATACATTTACACTATGAAGTATTTATTTAATGAAAAGATAACGCATTACAACCGTTTGAAAGGCGATGACAAACATGCACAGAAAGATCTTTCCTTGCTTCTGGAATTACAGCCAAAGCTGAAAATTAATCCGTCGTGGGTACGCTTTCCCGAACGGTACGCAAAACAAATTCTTTACCTGCTTCTCGATTATGCTTCTGCCGAAGATATTCTGAAAAACAGAAACGGTAAGCAGCCGGAGAAAAAGAATGATCCGGATAAGGAGATGAAAGAAACACAAGCCGAGCTGGAAGAAACAAAAGATACTCTTGAAGATGTACAGATCGAACTGGAAGAAACCAAAGAAGCCCTTCAGGAAGCACAGCTACAGGCGGATGAAGCCGAAGAACGTGCAAGTGAAGCGAAAGCCAGATTGGAAGCCGAGAAAAAAAAAGGCAAGTAAGGAAAAAACAGAAGCATGAAGAATATCCGGATATCGACTGGGATAATCTGGCCGACGAAAATGTACAGCTGGCTACCATCATATACAATGACCGTATCGTGTCATGGAAGCAGATGAAAGCCATTTCCGAAAAAATGGACTGTAACGAGTGTACTGCTGCCGATATTTTCAGCATGGTACGTCTGCGCATACGGAATCTTCAGGCATTCAATGAGCTACAGTCATACAATGATACCGGCACGTTCCGTTACCAGCATCCGCTAGTTGAAGGTAAGAGTGAGCGTGCCGAACTTATTAAGCTTCTGCAACAGGATCCGCAGGAGTTCTTGAAAAAACACCGTAATTGCCTTGATTCTATCCGACGCTACGAGTCTTATCTTCGCAATCCTGAACGCCAGAATAGAAAAGAAAAAGACCGGAAACTGTTGCAAAAACACATGCTGCGCGACACTTTGTTTAAAGAAATAATCAGTAACAGCCATGAACGAAAATAATAAAATGCTTGCCGTATCTGCATCGCTAGACAATAAGTATGTGGCAAAAGTAAAGAGTTATGCCACACTAGGCTACAGTCGCGAACGCATTTGCCGGCTGCTCGGACTTACACGCCGTGAAACTACTGTACTGCGCATCCGCCTCACTCTCCCCGGCGATGAATACTACGAAGCATACGAAGCCGGAATTGCAGCCGGTGAAATGAATATAGACTCCGAGCTTGCCAAACAAGCTGAAAACGGAGATATAGATGCTATCGAATTGCTGGAAGAAAGAAAAAATGAAAGATACTTTAAAGACCTACGTAAAGAACTCTTTGGAATATGATTGAATTGAATAAAATATACAATGAGGACTGTTTGGAAGGAATGAAACGTATTCCTGATAATTCGGTAGATTGCATTCTAACAGATCCGCCATACCTTTATCTTAAAAATCAAAAGTTAGACAGACCTTTTGATGAACAAGCATTTTTCTCTGAATGCAAAAGAGTGTTGAAAAAAGACGCGTTTATCGTTTTGTTTGGGCGTGGAACTTCTTTTTATCGTTGGAATTGTATTCTTGCTGATATGGGATTCATTTTTAAAGAGGAGATTATTTGGGATAAAAGTTATTGCAGTAGTCCGTTGATGGCTTTGTCAAGAGTACACGAAACCGTATCAATACATACGCTAGGTGATGGTTCGATAACAAAAGTAAAAGTTCCATATCTGGAAATGAAAGGCTGTGATGTTAAAGCTATAAAGACCGATATTAAAAGACTTATGACAGCTTTTGCCAGTTCAAAAAATATGCAAGCAGTATTAAACTACCTTAATGATGGAACTCTAACTTTTGACGGTGAGTATGGAAAGAGTACTACTATAACATCGGGTAGAAAGCGCGTCAATAGATGTGTAAGTACAATGAATACGATAGAAAACGGAATGAATGAAAAAGATATAATACATCTTAAGAGAGACCACTATAACACAATTCACCCCACTCAAAAGCCTGTACGCTTACTTGAAAGACTTTTGGCTTTAGTCAGTCAAGAAGAATGCACAGTATTAGACCCATTTAGCGGATCTGCAAGTACAGCTATTGCCTGCATTAATACCAACAGAAATTATATAGGGTTTGAATTAGACAAAGAATATTACGATTTATCAATAACAAGAATAAATAATGTAATGTATGACCGTTCTCGAAAGACTAGATAAAATTCATCCTGACCTGATATCCTCTTTTCTGGCAGACGGCAAAAGTGCCGGTATACCTGCCGACGTGCAGCTGTTCCTGAAACAGATTCAGTGGGCTGCCGAGATATTCGAATACGAACCGAATATCACACGTGCCAGCAAGAAGTTGCGTCTTCGCATCAATGCCGAGCAACATATCGCGCTAGAGGAACGTACGTGCAAGGAAAGAATATACCAGGCTATCAATTACTTCAATGTCGACAATACGGTTTCCGAGAAAATATGGGAAAACCATTATGCCGATAAGTTTGAATCCATCGCTCAGCTTTGCGCGGCAAAGGGAGATTTGAAGACAATGGCCATGTGCATGGAAAAAGCAAGCGAACACCGTACACGTGCCGCACAGATTGCCGAAGCTGCTACCAACCTAGGAATTACGTTCCTGATTGATCCGTGCGTTCGTCCGGAAGATATGGGACTGGAAACCAAATCGCTCAAAGAGATTGCACGCAAGCATAATGAAGGCTTCTATATTGAACTTATCAACGGATTGCCTCTTGATAAACAAAATAAAAAACGTCTGCTACGTGATGCAGACATACAGGATGCCGAACTTGTTAATGTAGAATGATATGCATGATAATGATATTACACAAGATAAGTTCTCTCTTGAAGTAGAACGTATATACATGAACTCCATGCAGGTAATGGCTAACCTGATTGATCCGAACAAGCTTATCGTAGAAGCAGCCCGTGCTTCCGGTAAGACTTCCGAAGTCACAGTTAACCGTATCGTGCGTGTAGCAGATTCCATGCCCTCCGAACTTTCTTTCCTGGCACACCGCACTTATGTTGCCCTGTTGACTAATATCTGGCCTAATATTCAGGCTGCATTTTCCCGCCAGATAACAGTCAACGGGCAAACGCGGTGCATGCTGGAATATGGTATCGACTATATTGCAGGCGACGCTAAGATTCCGGATCATTTCCGACGTCCCCGCTACCCTATTTCTTATCCCAAACACAGTGTCTTGTTCCGAAACGGACACCATATTCAGCTGGTATCTTCCG